GCTTTTGGCAACGCCAACTTATTCCCCAATGGCGGCTATCGCTTTCCACCACGCACATCCCGAGAGGGTCGAGGCAATAAAGGTTATTGGATATTTCCAACACTTAAAGCAATGCAACCAGAAATTAAGAAAAAATGGTTTGAGGCAGTAAACAAAGTATTAGATAACTGGGCAAGGACACCATAATGGCTGACGTTAGAACACTTAAACTTTCATTACTTGCCGATGTTCAAAAGTTTCTATCTGGCATGGATCAGGCAGACAAAGCCACCAAATCATTCAGCAGTCAGATTGGCAAATACTCAAAGGCTATGGCCAAGTCTTTTGCTATCGCTGGCGCAGCTGCTGGCGCGTATGCCATCAAGTTGGGCATAGACGGAGTCAAGGCAGCGGTTGAGGATGAGGCATCACAAAAACAACTTGCCATTGCTTTAAAAAATACAACTAATGCAACCGATGCACAGGTTAAGTCCACCGAGGATTACATCAGCAAACAGCAGTTGGCCTTTGGTGTGGCAGATACTAAGTTGCGCCCGGCACTTGCAAATCTAGCCCGAGCCACTGGTGACGTAGGGAAAGCCCAGCAACTCACAAACCTTGCAATGGACATTGCAGCTGCTACTGGCAAAGACCTTGAGACTGTATCGCTGACACTTGCCAAGGCCTATAACGGCAACATTGGCGCATTAACCAAGTTGGGCATTCCGCTTGATGATGCAATCAAGAAGTCTGGAGATTTCAATTTAGTCCAAGGCGAATTGGTCAAACTATTTGGCGGCGCGGCTAAGGCAAACACTGAAACTTATGCAGGCCAGTTGGCAATCGTCACAGAGCGTATTGGGGAACTTAAAGAGGGCATTGGCGCATCGTTGCTGCCAGTATTAGGCCGACTTTTAGAAAATGTAAACATGGTTGCCAAGGGCTTTAGTGGCGAGGATCCCGAGGGCTTAAGCAACCGAGCCAGAGAACTTGCAGGCAACTTTGAGGGCAATGGGGCAAATAGTCTTGGCGGTGCATTGCGCGCCGTTGCTGATGCATTCTCAGAGTTATTTTCAACAGTTAGTGACGGTGGCCCTAATGCCACGAGCACACTAGAAAAGATTGCTAACGCATTAGAGACCGTTGCCAATGCAATTAACTTTGTGTCTGATGCTTACCAAGCGGCATTGCCTGCATTTAGATTTATCCAAAACCCATTAAACCTAAACATCCCAGAAGCTGGATTTACACCAAGGCCAAAAAAAGGCAGAGCAGCAGGTGGCTCAGTAATGGGCGGCCAGGCTTACAAAGTTGGTGAATTTGGAGTTGAAACGTTTATACCCGCAGGCTCGGGATCTATTCGACCAGGCGGTGGCGGTGGCCAGACCATTATCAACCTAAACGGCATCATTGATGCTGAGTCTGCTCGTAGATCAATTGAGAAGCTGCTACAAGACAGCGCAAGGCGAACTGGGCCAATTAACTTAGTTGGCGCAAACCTGTGACAACTTACACGCCATATCCATCAGTTACTTTTAATGGTGTGGCATACGCCGATGACACTCTTAGCAGTATCTCGATCTCAATGGGTCGGCGCGACATTATGGAGCAGCCTCAGCCAGGCTACGCAAGCATTAACCTGGTTACTGATGCAGACACACCATTGGCGATTGAGTTATCACAGCCAGTGTTAATCAAGATTAAAGACACTGCCGGGGTGGATCAAACAATCTTTGGTGGCACAGTTTCAGACATTGACATATCGCTAAGTCAGTACGGCTCAGTGGGATCTATTGCTCAATACTCCATCACAGCCGTTGGGCCATTGGCACAAATCAATCGCAGGCTTGCCGGCGGCTCAAATTATGCCAAAGAATTTGACGGCACTCGGATCTTTAACATTTTGCATGACGTATTTTTGACTTCTTGGGAGGACTTAGCACCAACTCTTACTTGGGCACAGTTGCCAACAGCTGCCACATGGGACTCATTTGACGGCGTGGCTGAGGCAGTAGTTGCCAATTTGGTCACTGACATAGATCAGCCTGGACAATTTGAACTTGAACTTTACAACGATGGCGAGGCAAACGCACTTAGCCTTGTGCAGATCGCCGCACAGTCTGGCCGAGGTGTTTTGTATGAGGGGCCAACTGGGGAATTGTTTTATGACGATTACGCAAGCCGATCAGCTGAGACAGCCTTACTCCTTACAGCCGATGACATTAACTCCAAAGGCTTACGCACTGCCGCGCAATGGTCCGAGATCGTAAACGATGCCAGCGTGACTTATCGGGCAGGCACTGAGACATTCAGCGATGGCACATCTATTTTCTTATATGGCCAGCAGTCAGGCAGCCGGGCAACTGTGTTACATAATGCAGCCGATGCACTGCAACAGGCTGAGGACTTTGTGGCATCTCGGGCATACCCAAGAATGTACCCAGAGACAATTAGCCTGCCACTACACACGCCAACAATGGGCAATGCAACGCGTAACGCGCTAATTGCGGCGCATGTTTCCACATTGATTACAACTGGCTCACTGCCAGCAGTATTTGGGACAACTTTCCAAGGCTATGTTGAGGGCATCAATTGGCAGCTGACGAGATACACAGCCGATCTAACTTTGACACTTTCCACACAAACCGAAACTTACCCAAATTTGAACTGGTTCCAGATCCCTGTAACCACTACTTGGGCAAGTTATACTCCTATTACAGACGAATGGCAGGATTTATAAAATGGCAACCGTAACCCCGAATTACTCATGGCCCGTTCCCACAAGCACAGATCTGGTCAAGGATGGCGCCACAGGCATCGAAGCCCTTGGCGATGCCATTGATGCAACAGTCTTTGCCTTACCGTCACCATTAGATATTGTGTTGTCCAGTGGAACATTTACAACAGTCTCGGCCGTAAACATTTCGAGCGCATTAAGCAGCACCTACAATTTTTACAAATTATATTTGTTTGCAAAAGGCTCAGTCGGAAACGCTACTTTATCGTTAAGATTTAGAGAAAATACTACGGATTTTACAGGTTCTAACTATGTAACTGCTAGCCAAAACTATACAACTGCTGGCACACCGGGAAATTACAGCAGCGGCGCAACAGCCGCACAAGTACAACTTGCGCAACTATCCACAACTCTTAGCAGTACCTCAAGAATTGATTTGACAAGAGTTAGCGCGGCAGAAGGCTCTCTTACTTATCAGAGTTATGACGCCAACAACAGCACAGGAATACACGGCATGGCCAGAAATAGCACTGTAACCAATTTTAACGGGTTAAGTTTTTATCCAGCCTCGGGAACATTTACGGGTTACTACATTCTTACCGGCAGAAAGGTTTAATCATGGCAACAGTAGAAAAGATTTATGTAGGTATTGACGGCGAGCGCGTGGAATTGACGGGCGCAGACTTAACAGCCTTTAAAGCACAGCGCACAAAAGACTTAGCCGAAGCGGCAGCAGCGCAAGCCTCAGCCGAAGCAAAAGTGGCAGCGCGTGAGAGCGCACTTGCAAAACTTGCAGCCCTTGGGTTATCAGCTGAGGAGATCGCCGCGCTATGAGTAAATTTCTAAAATGGTTTGCCAAGTCACCATTGGCGGCTTTTGGTCGAGTCTTAGCAGCAGGTGTGTTGGGTTGGGTTTTAATGAACTCGGGCGATCTAAACCTGCACCCGGCACTGGCATTGTCTTTGGCATCATCCCTGCCGATACTTATTGCCTGGCTTAATCCAGCAGACACGCGCTACGGCAAAAACAGCAAATAATGCCATCGCCAATTAGAGGACAATTGCCAAGCGTGCCATATAAACGCCTAGGGCGTAGATGGTCCAAGGGTTACCACACTGGCCTAGACTACGCAGTGCCAACGGGTACGGATGTGCTTGCAATTGCTGACGGCACAATTGTCAATGCTAATTGGGGTCGCAGCTTTGGTGTTCAGTTAGTCTCGGCAATAGATGGCGGCTGGATTATCTATGCACACTTATCCGCCACACTTGTAAAGCCTGGCGACAAAGTTAAGGCAGGCCAAGTCATTGCTAAGTCTGGCAATACAGGCAACTCAACTGGGCCACATCTACACGTTGAACTACGCAATCACATTCGCTGGAGTTTAGGCAGTGACATGGATCTAAGCCCGTTAATTGGCATCAAGCCTGCAAAGGTTGTAACCAAGGCCAAGGCCAAAATAGTTGCCCCAGTTATCAAGAAAAAACAATGATCCTAATTGAAGTCGGCCAAGCAGCTGCCTCACTTATCGCAGTGGCAACCTTGTTTGGGATGTTTATCAAGTGGGCAATAGTTAAGCCGATTAAGTTATACATAGACACTGCAACGGCCCAAATAGCCCCAAACGCCAATGGTGGTCGGTCTTTGAATGACCTTGTAGATAAAGTAGATGACCTCAAAGACATGCTAGAGAGCCACATTTATCATCACGACACACGCAAATAACCTATTGACAGTGTGTCCGCTTTTGTCCTATTCTGACCATTAAGGAGATCACATGACGGAGAAGTACTTAACAGCCAAGCAAGTGGCACAACAGTTGCAGGTATCTTTACGCACATTACGCAGGTGGGAACAGACCGGGCAACTAAAGCCAAAGCGCATTGGCGGAGTTAAACGCTTTAAAGCAAGCGATCTCGAAAAATAACAAACAAAGGACAGGGCAAATGTTTATAACACCAAAAGTTACAAAGTTACCAATAGCATCAACAGGAATCCAATCTAAAATTTCTAATGATGAGGTAGTTAATTTCCACAATTCTTTATTGAGTCAGCGCGGCGAGTGGTTTGCATTTTGGACAGCAGATGTGTCGCACCTAAGTACAAAAAAAGCAGATGCGGCACGGGCTAAGTCACGCCGATATATTGACAATCCACAATTTAAACAACATGCAAAAGCGCATGGTTGGACAGTGGAGTATGCCACTCGCAAAGTTGATGGCATTTTAACTGCATACGCAAGAATCAAGTAAGGACAGGGCATGTTTTTTAACGGATTTACACTGATGCTATGCATTTTTAGTTTTGCAATTGGCATGTGGGTAGGAATTAGAGCTGAGCAGGCACACCAGCAACAACTCCGAGATCGTTGGCTTAATGGCGAGACCATCGAGGAACAGATGGCGCGTGAGGGCTGGTCGCTATGAGTTTTGACCTCGAAGGATATACAACGGTTCAAGAGCGGCTGAATTTATTTTATAAAATGTATCCGACTGGCTCAATTCAATTTGAGTTTATGGGAGTACTGCCAGGCAATCCACAAATGATGTGGGGCATGGCCAAGGCTTACCGCACACCCGAGGACACACGACCAGGCATTGGCACAGCTGCTGAATTGTTCGAGGGTAAAACTCCCTACTCAAAAGGCTCAGAGATCCAAAACCTTGAGACCAGTTGCTGGGGCAGGGCAGTTGGATCATTAGGCATTGGACTATCCAAGGGCATTGCAAGCAAGCAAGAGGTACAAGCTGCTAAAGATCGTCAAGCACCTGGGCCAAGGAAAACTCCAGAGATGGCAGGTGACCCATGGGCATTAGAAGTACAGCCAAGCGGCTCGATCGCACCAGAATGCCAGCATGGGCAAATGACACGCAAGACCGGGCTAAAGAAAAACGGCGATCCTTACGCTGGCTGGGTATGTGGCGTAGGTGGCAATGGCGATAAGTGTGATGCAATTTGGGATCGCTCATGAAGTGCATTGATGGGCCGTTGCAGGGAATAGATCAAGACTGGCCAGAACATAGCAATCATTTAATTGGCTATTACACAAATGATGATGGTTGGAAATTTAGAGTTTTATATCGCCGAACACCTAAAGGTTGGTTGTGGACAGGTGGAGAAATTGTCACTGCCGTTGATGGGGTTGATTTGAATGATTGATGAGTTATGTGAGCATGGGGCAACATCGCCAAGATTTTGTGCATTGTGCAGACACCAGGCAGTTGAGGCAATGGTTGAGGGCATAACACTTGCCAAGGAGTCACAACTCAACTGGCACAATGAGGCCGTAGTC